CTAATCCGGAATATGACATTCTTCATCTACACCTTCTTCCTTGCCATTGCTTAATTCTTCTTTTGCTTCTTCTGATAGATTCTCATAATCTACTACTTTTTCTTCATCATTCATTTTTATTCATCCTCCGGTACACTAATTTCAGGTAATCCGCCAATACTAGTCAATAGCGAAACAACGCCTGACAAAACCGCTGACGAAATTACAACTCGCCAATCAACGGCTTCCAACAATGCAGATGCTCCAATAACACCAACAGCAGTTTGAGCAATTGTCTTTAACGCTCTGATACTTGCATAATAGCCATATTGAATCCACCATTCTTTACTATATTTTTTCATTTTCAAATACCTCCTATCCTAATGATAGTATTTAAATCGTTTGTACACTGTACAAAATAAAAGACCGTATTTAACGGCCTTATTGATACATATTAAACATGTCTCGTATATGTGTCTTAATCATTGTTTTTTCTTCATCTGAATCAACGCATCCATGAATCATAGTTACGATTTGTTGCATACATTTCATAGTCTTATCTAATTCACGATGAGACTTTTCTAAATCCATATCACCTTTTGTACGCGTATATTCTTCTTTGAACGCTTTATATTTTTTCAAATGTTCTGCAAGCTTATAAACAATATCTTCTGTTTCTGGATCATGAATATTATATCCATCATTATCTTCTTTTAATCGGGCTACAGTTGAAACTCCATCTTTTCCTATCTCAATTTGATATTTATTTCTCATTGCTTCTATCGTTTCAATATCTTTGATATTATCCAAAGCTTGAGATAATGCATGGAAATAAGATTCTGCATATCCATATTTCTCTAACATGTTTACTGACTCATGCATTATCTTCTCATTAACTTCCATTGCTTTGTGCATATTTTTCACCTACGCAATCTTTTTAATGATGATATTTGCGTTTTGAACAGATAGATCTAAACCACTGTTATTTGCTAATGCGATTGTATAAGATGCGCCACATGGAACTTGAATTAGAGTGTCTCCATTTACATTTCCATACGCACTTGCAGTTGCAACAGTATAAATAGATTGTGTTCCACCAATTGCTTCTCCGTTTAGTTCAAGCACTAAAGAAGCTTGTCCTACCGCTGCACTCGTAATATCCGCAGTATAAGTTACTTCATAGATACCTGGCTTTGTTAGTGTAAACAATCCACTTCCTAGATCATGAGCAAGCCAGCCTTTACATGGGCACTGGCAGGATTTACTTCTCACACGATCTGTAGGAAACAATACATTATTTGAATTATCGACTGTCTGAACAGCCGTAGCAATACTATTAATCATTTCTTTTATCCTCCTATTAAAATAGGGATAGCCTTTCGACTATCCCATTAAATCCAAAGGCAATTGCCTAATCACATATGTGCTAGATTATAAGTTGTTGTAGCCATTACATCCACATCCGTTGTTATAAGCGTAATATGGTGAACATGTAATATAAGCTGGTTTTGGTGTTGGTTGCAAAGTACTAATGATATTTGCTGATTGTGCCTGTTGACTTAATTGGAAATTAGCCGTCAATAATTCACGGTCACGATCAGCTAAACGATCACGTAATTCTTGCATAGTGTTTGCATTGATCAACGCACGTGTTGCTTCACCTTCTGAATGAATTGCTGTTGTAATGTCACAAGTATTTTTGAAACTTTGAGCATTTACATTGTCAATTGCTCGTTGAGTGTTGCAGCAACATTCTTGTTGCTGAGCTTGCAAGTTTTGAAGTCCTAACTGATTAGTATAGCGACTTTCTAATACGTCACGTTGAGTTTGACAACCTGTTTGAGATACATTTGTGTTTGTGTTAAAAATGTCTCGTTTAATGAATTCTTCATTTAATAAAGAATCATTTGCTAGGTTTCCGTTGCCATAACCTCCATATCCAAATAACACGAAGATTAGCAAGATCCAAATCCACCAACCACCTCCGTTTCCAAAGCCATCATTTCTTTCGGCTAAGTTGTAAGTTGGTTGAATTCCCATTCCGTTTTCCATCATATATGTTCTCCTTTCTTTCTATAATAACGGTTTATCCGTTGTTACCTGATTCCGAATTGTTTTGCCATTTGTTGCAGTTGTTGCTTTTGTTGCGGATTTAAATTACCCATCATCTGATTTAAAATCATTTGTGGATTTTGACCACTGTTCATAAGCATTTGAAATTGTTGAAATGCTTGTGGATTTTTCTGTGACAACATGTTCATTAACATTTGTTGGGGATTTCCCATATTCATCATATTCATTGGATTCATATTACCCATAATACTTTTTAAAGGATTCATTTTGTCTGTGCTCCTTTCTTTGGCTGTTCATTAGCTTGTTTTGGTGGTTTGCTTAATGCACATATCAAATCATCTAATTTCTTTTCGATTCCATTTACACGATTTTCGATACTGTTAGAAGTATCTTCCGTGATTTCTTCAAATTTAAATTTTTTAAATGTTCCATCTAAAGATTTCATATAAAAAATAGATTTATTGTTATCAAATAAAATCGTTGGTAAATTTGCATTCGCAAAATTTCTAGCTTCCTGCTCATCGTTCACCCATTTTCCATTAAAATCAAAATTACCTTGTTGTTGTGGTGTAATCTGATTATTAATGTTGATAGGTGGAATATTTGCATACTGTTGTACTTGCTGAATTTGTTGATCTATCATTTGTCTTTGTTGCATCAAACTGTCAATTCGTGCTTGTGCTGGATTATAATTGTTATACATTTCAACCACCTCTTTATTACGCTTTAATTATATGGTTACGCAACAAATAATTTAATACTCGAATAATACTCATAAAATACCCAAAATAAAATGAGCAACCATTATAGATTGCTCACATATTTATCGAACATTTTTCTTGCTTTGCATACTCTGTTCCTTATGGTTTGTACTTCCACACATAATGCATCTGCAATTTCGGTACATGACATATCATATACGTATCTCATAATCAAAACCTGTTCATATTTCTTTCTTAATCCAACAGATTTGATAAGTATTAATGCATCATTAGGACGTATCTCTTTTAATCTGTTAGCTTTGTTAATATAAACCACCGCCTTAATTAAATTCGTTGGTTTGAATTAGCTTCGCAAGAACAATTATTCACATGATCATCTTTCCAATAACCACGACAAACAATAGTAGAATAAAGAACAATAATCACTAAAACCAATACTGTAATAATCGTTCTACTTGTTTTATAGTTTCTATCAATTAATTTTGAGCAAAAGCCATAAATGTTGTCTACTTTTTCTTCTACATTTTGAAGTTTCTTGTTTGCATCTTTAATATCCATTTTTATTACGTTCCTCCAACGCTTCTACACGATTAAACAAAGTTTTTATTTGTTGTTTTAGTTCTGAAAGCTCTACTTCCATTGAATTACTTCCTTTTTTTATTTCTGAAATTGAATCTTTAATATCACCTAAATCCGATTTAATATGTTCCAATTCATTCTTCAAAAATGCCATATTGGATATTTGCTCTCCATCCATCTTTCGTGTGCCACGATTATACGTAATAAATGCAATTACAAGCATGCACGCAGAAATAATAACACTAAGATATTCACCACTCATATTCATTTTCCTTTCAAGTTTTCATTCTATTTAAATACAATAATCCACAAAACCTTATTTAGTTAACTGCTTTTTATTTTTATTATCAAAATGTCTACATCTAAAAATTTGACTGCAATAATGATTGGACATGACAAACGAATTTAATTTATTACATCTATCTTCACCATCTATCACAATTTTATTTTTGCACTTATCACAGAATAAATTTTCATATGGATTTTCTATCATTTTTACCTCAAATATAAACTAGCTCAATTACATATTTTTTAAACATTATAATGTACCCCAGTTGTTATCTTCAAAATAAATAATAAATAACATCACAGTTACTTCTCTTGAAGGTAATGCAGCACCACTTTGTATACTGCGAAGTATAAACTCAGCTGAATTGTCTGTTGCATTGTTTAAACAACAAACAGCATCATTGAGCACTGGCATAGCTAATATAACACTTTCACTAGCATTAGCATTTGAATAAATTGTGAATGAACCATATGTGGAGTCAGTAGTTACTTTTTGCTTTCTGTATTCTATTCTAGCGTTTTGTAAATAAATATTATTTTTAATTGCTCCGGAAATTCCAACACCGCTATTTATTGGTTTTGGATTGCTACTATTTGTCGATAAAAATAATTCTGAAATACTTTCTTTATTTCCGCTAACAGTTCTAGGGATCATGTATGTATTATTATTATTGAAAAAGCCACGTACTAACGTATTTCCAATATTAAAAACTGTATAACCATCAACACTTGGAACATCAGTATGATGTTTATCAAAAAAACATTGATTAAATGTTATACCACTACATAAATCAGCGTCAATATATGAACTTCTCACTTTTAAGCAGCCACCACGAATACAACATTGATTAAATGTAATATTATTAGCAATACTTTTTGGTGCATCATTATCACGTCCTCTAATTTTTATCAATACATCGTTTGCATAATCAAACCAGCAATGATCAAATACTAAATTTTCGGTATAACCATCAATGAATAAAACTATATTAGAACCATATGTATTTTGTTCACTAACCTCAACGCCAGTACAATAAATGTTAGTAAATCTAGATAATGAGCATCCATATACAGTTATTAATGGTTCATTATTACCTTGAGTTGCGCTATGTCCATTAATAAACCAATTATTAAAATTATTGTCTGAACCGCCTAACGTACCAATTGTTTTAATATTATTAATAAATAGATCTGTTAACCAACAACCTAAAAAAGTAGTACTTTCAAACACTTTAGAGAAACCAACAAAACCACAATGCCTAATTTGACTCCAATTAAAATTAGCATTTGCAATAAAATTTTGATTACCTACAAATCTAATGTTTAAAAACTTTATTCCAGCCTCTAATGCGGATGTTTTGCTTACAAATATATTTGTTAAGTTGTTTTTAATGCAAGCTTTACCATAATATTCATCAGCGTAACTAATTCCACGCATAGTAATTTTTTCTTGGATTTGTAAAGGCTGAGTAGTTAAATATGTTTTGTTTTTCAGGACAATATCTTTTTTGGTTTCCACAGATTTGTCAATAGCTCGTTGCAATGCACTTGTATCATCAGTAGAACCATCACCTTTAGCACCAAACATTTCTGGAGTAATATAATCTTTTAAAGTATGCAGTTTTAGATCATTTGTAAATTTTGATTCAGTTAAACTTTCATCAAGAACAGTTGTTGTTGCTTCAGGATGTGCATTAAGCCAATTATTTATTGCATTAGATGTTTGTTCATCTGTTGGCATACCTTGCTCAACCCATTCAACATTACCATCTTTTGCACGTGGAAATTTATTATTGTCAGCTAAAGTTGGTTTATAAATGTAGTTTTCTAAATCCTTATTTAGTCGTTCAACTTGGCCACGCATCGCATCACCAGCCGAAGGATATTTAGTTCCATCTGCACCGATACGTGCATCAATCAATTCTGCATCTCCGGTTGTGCTACCATCTTTTAAACTAGTAAATTCACTCATTCTAGTTTGTAATGCAGCAATCTTTGTGTTCTGTTTAGTAGTGATATGGCTTGTAGATGCTTCAATCTTCTCAATTTTGCTATCTTGAGCTGCCACTTTATCATCCAATGTATTAATGAAATCTGTTGAACTCTTTAATTCATCTGCACATTTCTTTGCCGTATTAGCACTTGTTGTTGCTTCCGATGAAGCTTGAGTCAACTTTTCCATTAACGTTGCATAGTTATAGTTATTAATTAAATCTTGTGTTTGGTCAATCAAATCATCCAACAAATCATAAGAAGATTGAATGTTTGGGTCTACCGGATATTTCCCACTATCTTTATATCCTTTTGATTCTTTAATATGCATCGCAAATACATTTGATAGCTTGATAATGCTATTATCGTTCAACTTGCTAATAAGTTGAGCAGAAGCTATACCACTATGCGCCGTTAAAGGATATCCAACAATAAATCTGTCGTTTGTTAATGGAACGCAATTTTCAATTCCATCAATCGTGTAGTAAATATACTTCTTATTTGTTCCTACATTCTTCATATTAATGAAATGGATACAAAGAGCGTTATGATCTCCTTGTTGACCAATTTCAAACGCTTTTTTCTTTTTTAAATCTATAGTTAATGTTTCCATGTTATCACCTACTTAAATGTTTTGGCCGGAAGCCAATTATTTCCATCAAAATAATACAATCTACAATACTTATATTTACCATTTACAAGTATCATTGAATAACCACGATCCCACTCATAGCCATCAAACACCCACACTTCCATATAAGTAAATGTCGTATTGAATTTAAATTTAAATGCCACACTATCTCTATCAAGTGTATCCGTTGCATATACTTCCATTTGATATTCCGTATTCTTCGGTAAGTTTTCGTATGTAATACTTAATCCATTTACTGTTCTGTAATCCCCACTAGAACCCCACACCGTTTTAACAACGTGAGCATCATCTGTTGTCGATACATTTATCGTTACATTATCGACTTTATCAGATACTTGGTTAATTTGAAATGATACACTTTTAATCAATATTTCTTTATAGTTTTCTAACGTTTTAGCCGTCAGTTCCTTTTGATCTAACTTGCTACCACTCAAATCTGCCATAAAAGGCTCAACATAATATTCATAGTCAGTGTTTTGAGTCAATCCAGTAATCTTGCTAGAACCATCCAATTTATTGATGATGTATTTTTTATTTGCTACATCATATACTCTTAACGCATATAGATTGTATGGATTTGATTTAAACCTACCATTCACAACAATAGAGTTGATATCTATATTGGATACAGAAGCTTCAAATGTCGGTTTTGCTATCTCTGGAGTTTTAAGTCTAGCCGTTCCTTCTAAATTTGGAAATCCACTACATGAGCATGCCCATGTAAATTCTTTTTGTCTACTACAACCCATCGCTTCATTGATTTCGCCATTCAATCCAATCCACCCAGAATCATTCGTCCACTGAGGATAACTCATATTTCCGGCCCAACTTAGACCGCCCATTTTAATTGTATTGTAAGCATATATTGAGAAATTACCGGTAAACTTGACACGTACATTCGCTTTGTATCTAAGATTTGGATATTGTCCTTCATATCGCTCATTATATACATCAAAATGAAGATACATATATTCGTTATATTTTAAAACTGCAATCTCAGACATATCTAACTCTCTACTTTAATATAAATATCTCCGGCCTTGTCAGTATTTAAAACTGTGGGATCTGCCGTTCCACTACGAACATTTACCGTCAATTTCAACTGCTCTTGAAAGCGACTAATATATTCATTCAGTTCTGAAATCTTAGCGTTGGCTGCATTAATTACTTCAATCGCATTTCTGAATTCTTGCGTAGATTCTACATCGACTTGCATTGCGATATTATCAACAACATTAATATAAATATTAAACGTCGTTACATAAGTACTTCCAGACATCAATGAAACTTGCGCCCTAACAATACCGGTTTCAGATAACATATTTGCAAATGCATCTGAACCATTAAATTTGACTTCATACGTATCTGTATTGTTGAATCTAATTACCTCATTTGCGCTTAACGAAACCATTAATCCACTAGGTTTTTCCGCAAACAACATTGCCGATAATGTATTATCAACAACTCCGGTTTCACTCGTTACGATATCATCCGTAATAAAGATATCTAAACCTCTACCATTATCCGCTCTAGGCATGTCAATTACCTGTATATCTGTTTGCTTAGTTAATGATACTGTCACGCTTGTGTACACTTGTGCCATGTTATACCTCACTTTCTAATACAAGATCTAGATCTTCGGGAAGTTCTGTGATCAAGTTATATGTCAGTTTGTTTAAATAAAATTTTTCCCTTTTACCAAACTCAGTTTCTACATAAATCAAATCATTTAACTTTAACATCTGTGCGTCAGGCACATTAGATGAAAATAGTTCTTCAAATTTAATAGAAGTTTCTGTTTTTGGTTCTTGCAGTTCTTTCTCCAAAGATTTTTTAGCTTGTATTCTAAGATAGTTTCTTAGGTTCACTTCATTTGTAAATACGCCCAATGTTGTTTTCTTTGCTTGTGAATCATCCGCAATCAATTTGATATCGGAATATTCTTTCACATCAATTCTGTGAATTTCATTCGTATCCCAATTACTAGCCTTGATAATCTCGTGATTTGGTAAAATGCGTCCATTGTACGCTTTAGGTATGATTCCTGTAACTACATTTTCCATTGATTTTTTCTGAGTATATTCTGACATTTCTTTATTACTTATAAAGAAATCATTTGGCTTCAAATTGGAAGCATAATAGTCTGGATTTCCAAAGTAGCAATCATAATTGTTGAACATCGCAACAAATCCGTTATTTTCACATTCAGGCCATCTGTTCATCATAGAATTTTCTTCTGTTCCAAACAAGCATTGAATCAGATTATATCGAACCCAATATGCAGTTTGTGTAGAATCAACGTCTTCAATCATCCATTTACATGTATTTCCAACTTCGGCAGTACCTCTATCTACAACAACAACTTTGTTTCCGTTTCCAATACTCGTTGAACTAGAACAAATGCCATAATATATGTTTCCATACGGTGCGATTTCATAGTTAGAACCATTATTAATGAACCACCATTTTTCAGAATTATCTGAAGGGCTTTCGGAAAGACTTCCTAGCACAACCTTTCCTGAATCTGATTTAAGCCACCTACACGAACATAACGATAAAATTCCGTATATGTCTCCATATTTGTCTGACCCTACTTTTTTCAACATGAAAGTCTGTGCAGACGTTCTGTTTTTTTGATACATCTGTAATTGTATAGATGCATCTTCACTTGCGCTTGGAACATCCAAACAATACCCACTATTCTGAACATTTCGGAAATAAACGATTTTTTCATCCTCTGCATTAACATTTGCATAATTTGCGTATTCCCCATGTCCATAAATTTTATAAGGATAATTGGGCCGTGAATTTGTAATAATCTCATTTGCGGTATTCACTGCATCTTGCCACGTACCACTCATAGTACGATCATCAAACACAAAGACTTCTTTTTGAGAATCGAAAAATACATGTGTTGCATAGCATGTATATGTATCGCTTTGTTTGTTGTATTTTGGATACACAATTCTATATAACTGTGGTTCTTCAAAATTTATATCCACTTTAAACACGGACTCATCACTGATTTCCATACCCATCAAATCACTTTTTGGAAATTCTATTTCTACGCACCAAATAGAATTTCTTTCAAATACTGCTTTAGCACTAACACAATGTTTTAAAATCACATCTCCATTACGTTCTTTCATTTGTGCATATGTTGTTTTTTTTCTAGAAAAGAATAAATGAATCATCTTTATTTCTCCCTATAATTACGTATAATTTCTGCACGAATAGCACCAATATCCGTTGTGATCAATACATTATTTGAACCATAATTAAACTTAAGACCATCAAACGACCCACTTGTTTTCAATGTATCATATTTATACGTTCCATTTTTATAGTATGTTTTCATATAAGAATTCTCTGTATTGATTTCAACATAAGAAATATCCGATGTACCGTTAAAAGGATTTTTGATCGTAAAATCATTTCCATTACAATTGATCGTAATGTTTTTCGCATTCATAGAAGTGTTATATAAACGGTAGATTGGATATGCTGTTTCATAATAATTCGCAAGTTCTACCTTTTTTCCACTTACAATATCGTATGGTCTTGAATACTTATTTACGTATCTGTAAGGTTCACAAATAAATGTGATTGTAAATTCGCTTCCTCGTCCAAAATCTCTAGAATCCATATCGAACGTTACATTTTTTACCTTCCAATAATGTTCTCTATCATCACTCGTTAACTCCAATATTCCTTTATTTCCATTGAAATATTGTTGGATTTTATAGATACGATCTAGATATTCTTTCTTGCTATTTAAAACAAAGTTGCATTTGATAGGAATTTTGCGATCTTGATATACACCTGTATGACGATACGATGTAGTACCGTCACCAAGTGTAGATGTTTCTACAATTTCCTCTGCCATAGGAATAACAGGACGCTCACTTACCTTTAATAAATACATAATATTTTGCGTATAACGCAGTTTATTTTCAGGTGTAAATCTAAAATGATACATTCTATGAACCTCCATTTCCCCATGATTTCAACATATCTCGAATTGATATAATTTCTTGTACAGTATCTGTAACAACATTTCCATCCAATTGCATAGGTTGTAGATTGATTGTTAGATCACAATTTCCAATCGCATTAATCATTTGATCCAATCTATTTGTAATTGCACTCAAATTTATATTACCTACGTTTCCATAGCTTCGTGATGTAGTTCCACCCATAATAGCTGTTGTAGCATTCGCAACAGATGCATATGGACTGATATCTGAATATGTAGCAATCTTATCCGCATCCATTGGCATAATATCCGTGTCAACAACAGGTTTATCCGCATTAAACAAAGATTGTGGGAAATATTTTTTATTGTTATCACCTTCAACAACTTTTGTCTTTTTTATAGTTTGTTGTGTAACTGTGATAGGATGACTGTCTGCATAACTTTGAGCTTTATCAATATTTGATTTAATATCTGAATAAGCTTTAGCAGAGCTTGTAACCATACCGTCTAAGTGAGGTTGCAAAGATTTTTCCATCTTTCCACCCATTTTTCCGACTGCCGATGATGTTGTACCATCATTCGCAAATGCATCTGCAATACCGGTAATCGAATTCTGAGATTCTTTTAACATCTTTTCTCCGGCTTTTTTAATTTTAGGGTCTGTATCTGACATCATCTTTGTTACTGCATCACTTACAGACATTTGTCCATTCGCAACTGCTGTTGCAACATCTGTAGGAATTTGTTCTCCACTCATTCCAGCGGATTTTACTGCGTTTGCTAAAGTGATTAAATTATTCATTGCGTTAGTAGCTTCTGAAATGCTTCCACAATTTGCCAGGATTCCATTTGCTACATTCAAAGGAATAGATCCACCAATCGTACCGGCTTCATCAACAAGTTGATTCATATTCATTAAAGTAGCCATATAGTTAGCTGCTTCTACAGCATTTGCAGTTCCATTTGTAATTCCTTCTTGAATACCAAGTGGAATTTGAATACCTGATTGCGCTGCCTGTGCTGCAATATCAGTCAACTGTGCCTTCATAGTCGTTCCCATCTGTTCAAACGACTGTGTTTCTAAGTAGTTAGATTGAAGAATGGATTGTGTCTGCGTTTCGTGCAATTTCGTATAAGAATCCGCTAAATCCGTACATAATGTATTGATTGAATCCCTCAATGCACTTGATTGATTCATGTAATCTTGCATCGAAATATGGCCTGCTGCATATTCTGCACTTAATTTTCTTAATGAATCCGTTGTACTATTAATGCTTTCCGTAAGCTCAGCATTCTTTAATTCCGCTTTCAATTGAGCAGCGGCATTTTTCTTTGCGATACTTGCCAACGCTTCTTGTTTTGCTTCTTCTTGAATCTGAGTGATTCTTTCTTTGATTGCATCAATACTTTTATAGTGCGCATCATCATTAAGATTTAGTTTGCCAGTATTCTCATCAATTTCTACTCCCAAATCAGGATAAAGTTGATTTAACTCCCTAACAGCTTCTGCAAGCATAGTCTTTTGTGTAGCGTTTAAAGATTCTTTTGCGTTAAGATCTTCAATTGTTTGCATTAAATGACTTGCAGTTTTGTTGTTTTGCATATATTGAGTTACAATTTCACCCATGCTTGTCTTAGTTTTAGACATTGACTTTGCATACTTCTCATAACCATCAATAACTTTTAATGTAACTGCATAATCTGTATCTTTATATGCAAGCTCTTTATTTGCAGTTTCCATCGCTTCCTTGCGTTTTTTATCGGCCCAAACAACAGCACCTGCGAAAGCACCAAGTGCAACTGTAACAGCCGTGATTGCTGGATGTGTTAATACAAAACCTTTTCCTAACGAAATGATAGAAGTACTTGCTGCTTCTCCTTCTTTTGCAGTAACTCCAAATCCATCTGCTACCTTTTGTAAGCTAGGATGAGCTTTAGTAAAGAACTTAACAGCGCTTTGCGTTGCACCAGCTACTTTACTTACACCTTTTGCGGTTGGATAAGCGGCTGCTGTCAACAATAACATCTTTGCGATTGTCTGTTGCGTTCCTTCATCTAAATTAGAAAATGCGTTAGCTGCCTTTTTTACTATCTTTAATAGATCCGTTAAAGTAGGTGTAAATGCCTGACCTAATTCATTACCTGCTTGTTTAATAGCTTCCCATGTTTGAGATAATTGAGATTTCAATGTCGCATAACGCTTTTCTGCCTCGTTTGCCATGGCCGTATTGTCATTCCATGCATTTTTAGAAACATTTAATGCACTAGCCAATACATCCGAACTTTGTGCCAAAGCACCCATTGACTGTGCTTGTCGTACTTCCTTAATGCCTAATTCATCCAATGTTTTTGTAACATCAGCCGATTTTCCAATACCTTCTACAAACTTTAAGAATGTTCCCGCTGCATCTTCTCCCCAAGCTTTTTGGAATTGTTGAGAAGTCATGCCGGATACTTCTGCAAACTTTTGTAGTTTCTTATCTCCCGTAGAAACAGATAGATCAATTGTCTTCAACATTTTAGATACAGAACTACCACCAGCAGCGGCTTCAATACCTAATGAAGATAATGCAGTTGATAACCCTAATACTTCATTAGAGTTAAAGCCTACCATCTTACCAGCAACACCTAATCTAGTAGCCATATTCATAATATCTGCTTCAGTTGTAGAGAATTTATTTCCTAAATCTACGATTGTAGAACCTAAACGAGAATAATATCTATTCGTCTTTTTAGACTGCGAAACCATTACGTTTGAGAACTTGGCAATACTTTGTGCTGCTTCTTCACCAACAAGATTTGTAGTATCACCCAATTCTGTAATAGTTTTAGTAAATCCAACAATAGCATCTGTAGGGATACCCATTTGTCCTGCAAGCTCTGCATAATGTGCAATATCTTGATATGTACTCGATGTATTTTGTGCAAGATCTTTTAAGCCTGCATTGATTTTTTCAAACTGTTGAGGGGTTGCATTTACTGTTTTTGTAACACCAGTCCATGCATCCTCAAACTCAATAGCCGTCTTAGTAGCGGCTGCAATACCTGCAAAAGATAACATAGACAATGGTTTTACAGTGTTTGCAAACTGTTCTGATTTTGAGCTTACTTTTCCTAACGTATCATACAGTCTCAACAATGTTTCATTCGTTGAAATGAATGATTTTGACATACCTGCCAATTCATTCTTAAGGCCTAAAGCACCTGCTTTTAAACCTAGATATGTGCGTTGAGAATCTTCGTATGTACTGCCTAAATCAACCAATGATTTTTTTTGTTCGGCAATACCTGAAGTACAATCATCCATTGCTTCTTTTAAAGTGACATTTCGTGAAGCTAATCTTTGGATAGCATTTTCGCCTTGTTCTGCCGAACGCGTACCATTCGCAATTGCTTCTTTCCATGCATTGATCTGCTTGTTGTTGTCTGCATATTCTTTATTCAAAGAATTAAACGTATGAGTGTAATTATCAATAGACTTTGATGCAGAAGAAACCGCATCGGCCCACTGTTTCTGTGTCTTTGGATAATTCATCAGTTTCTTGTTATAGACTTCCAATTGCTTAGTTGTGCTTTTGATTTTATCTTGTAACAAGTTCTGATATGTCGCAAAGGACTGAAAATCTCCTTCGTTGAATTTCATAGAAGATTTCAGTTTTGACATTGTTTTATCTAATCCTGCTGTTTCGGATTTTATTTTATTAATTGCTTTTTGAAAGCCTGTAGTATCTCCATCAATTTTTACGGAGATACCTCTTACTTGATTGTAACCTGACAATTTTAGTACCTCCTAAAATCTGTCAAAGTCGCTTTGGATTGCTTTACGAATACGAATTTTGTTTTTTGAATTATTTACTTTGGACTGCATATTTCCACGTGCAATAATCAAATCAAACAATCTTCCTATGCCCATATCCTCTATTTCATCTATTTTTAATCCTAAATTTAATCCACCTAATACTAAATCAGTGTAGCTTACGCTTCTTTTTTTTTATCATCTGAAACTACTTCATCGGATTCATCTTGTACCGTTGCTTTATTCGCATTGATAATTTGTTCTAGAATAACAACTCCGCTCATTACATAGGTTTGATAATCTTCAATTTCATCAACAAAATCTTGGAACGCTTTTGTTTCTTTTCCATGATATGTGTCATACGTCTTGATACATACCCAAACTAATCTTTCAAAAAATAAAGATCCGTTTGCTTGTAATAAAGTGAAATAAGGATCTCGATCAGGATTTCCTTCACGAACATTTTTTTCGATAGCTTCACCAAATTTGATTTGCACTTCCTGAATATCCACTAACAAATCTCTGTTGAAACAATCTCTATAAATGCTAGCCGTTTTGCCTTTATACAATAAATTATATTTTTTACCATCAATAGTTAATGTCTGTTCCATATAACCTCACAAAGAGGGGGTTGCCCCTCTTATAATGTGCTCACTTCCTTTCCATCATCACTTTGTACAGCTACCGGTGTACCTTCTTCCCGGCTCATTTCACCAACTTTTGGAGTAGGTAATGTTGGAGCAGTTGTAAAGAAACTCTCATAATTTGTATCGCCTTTACGACATTTTGCCTTTACCCATTGATGATCATCTTTCTCAACAGGAACTGCTGTAATATCCATTGATGTAGTAGTAGGATCAGTGCTTTCTTCTTTTGTTTCACCTTCTACATTTGGTCGTGCAAATACAACCTTATAGAAGATATGTTTAGTAGCACTTACATCACCTTCAAATTGGAACATAAGCGCAACATTATTAGGCAATACATTTGCATCTTCTGCTAAGTTACCTTCTTCTGTTGTCACTGTATTGAAAATCATTTTTTCAATTTCTTCAGGAATCTCAGACATTTCCAAACTTCCTGAATATCCATTGTTTGTATTCGTTGTGAAATACGCAGTGTTATCTGCATAATATGTATTTGTATCTCCTTCTGGATCTAGAGTTAATGATTTAGCACCTTTCCACGCAGTAGGCGTACCATATGTAATTGATCCTGCACTTTCTGTAATAGAACATACATGTACATTTTTTAGACCGAATCGTACTTTGTTTTTTTCTGCCATAGTTTTTATCCTTTCAAATATTTTTCGATTAAACTTGGCAGTTCCTTGATTGCGTTTGTTTCTCCATCTTTCCAATGCTTAAATGCACGTGTACGTCTAGGAGAATTCCATAAATTATGTCCGTTTTCTAGTAAATGAGTTAATGAGTATTCGTGACCACTCGCATAAATAACACCGCGTGTATGAGCTAATTCACGTTCTATCTTATATGTTATAGACCTTTTATATTTACCCTTTCTGCGTGTGTTTCTATGGTCTACATTGGCCTTAGCTTTAATAATATCTTTAGAATCTTTTGTAGTTTCTTCTACTGCTCTATCAATCTGAGCCAAAGAATGCTCTTTATATTCTTGAATAATCTTTCTGATTTCAGGCCCAAGCTGAGACATATCGCAATATACATCATTGACGGCCAACTAATGTCACCGTCCATTCTGTACAGTGTACTTTTTGAGCTTTTATATCTTCATCTGTGATGGTTTGGTATGGTATTTCTAATTCATCAAACATGTTTTCGATTTTAGCTTCTAATTCAAAGTCTTTTTGATCAGTCACTAATCTATATATGTAAGTTCCAATCTTACAATACGTTCTATTGTCTGCAAAGTAATTATTTGTATAATCCAATGCATAATTCCCATAGGGGGTATGGGGTTTTGATTTGAAACTTCCGTATACAAATTGTCCTTCACCTAAAAGTTCAGTGAATTTAGCAACGATTTGTTGTCTTACTGTTTCCATTCTCCAGCATCCTGTTGAACATATAGTTCAATCGTATCTCCGGATGGGAATGTACGATAAACCGCATACTTTTTATCGTTGTATTTCACTGTCGTTTCATCATTGTAATCAATAGTAGGAATAACAAGCTTATACGCTAACTGTATACCTGCCTGGTAGGCTTCATTAAATTCTTTTGAATAAATTCCACCAACTCGACAAAATACTTCCTTCTCCGTTTCGTTAACATGTTCCACACCATCTGCATCCACATATCTTTCTTTTTCAATCAGATATGCCACATCATAATAAAGATTATTCTCACGAGTATATTCATATGCCATACTATCTCACCTTCTTATGGGATTTATCTGTCATAAGAATCTGACGTAAATCCTCATATGTTTTAGCCATTGATTCTTTATATGAAGCATCCGTTGGGCCAAATTTTGACATTACATATGTTATTACCACTACTACAATTTCATCTTCTAAATCATCTTCATCAAATAAGATATTTAATCGATCCAAATCATATAAACACGCATTGATATATGTTTTAATTTCATCATCATATGCATGTGATTTAGCTCTTGTAGCAGCAGTTCTAACACGTTCTAGAAGGCTTTCAGAAATATTGAACGCCATTATCTATCACCTAAGCTTTCTTCGCACTGTTTTTTCGAGTAGTTTTCTTAGGCTCATCATCTAATACAATAGGTTCTTCATCATTTGCAACAGGTTCTTCATCATTTAATGATTGTGTTCCTGTTTGACTTTCATCTTTTGTAACATCTCCATTGCTTAAGCTACTTTTTTTTTTAACAAGAAGATGTATTGAGGATCTAATACTTTACCATCATTGATAACTAATGCCTGAGTTACTTCCTCATTCTTTTCATAATCCCAGTACTTCTTAACACCAAACTGCATATTTGAGTTGATCGCATAGGCTTCTTTTCCAACCCAATACATTCCGAAATATTCACCGTTTTTTGCTTCATCAAAATCTTTGAATGTATCATTTTCAACGAAATTAACTGTTCTAGCTTTGAATGTTGCACGTTCTGCACCATCAATAGGATTATATGTTTCTGCATAAACAGGACGATTATTATCGTCGGCCAACGTTTTAATGTTTGCTTCATATGTTGCAGGAGTCATAACAAACTCTGGTTTTAATTTACGCATTGATAAAGGAATCTTTGCGAACAATTTTGTTTGCCATGATTTCCAATCTTTCATTTCTGCTTCCGTAAATTCAATAATGTGATCGGCTTTAATACGTCCTCCACTTACTTTATTAGCTTCTGTTAAAATACCTTCACATTCATTATTTGTAGAGTCACCTGTTAAAATTTCACGATCCATAGCTTCCAAATAAGCTTCTACAATAACTTCTGCTAATTTAGTTTCAAATGCATTTACAGTTAATACAGTTTGTAGTAATGTACGTGCTAAACGAATTTCACCAATCAAATATCCAAATTGTACAAATTCTGTAACAGAACCTGCTTTTTGACGATCAGATACTGTTGTTTCAGTAATACGTTTAAATGTAGCCTTGAATGAACCGATAGGATATTTAACACCACCACGGAAATTTGTATGTAATACTGCATTGTATAAATAACCACGTGATTTACTTAATTCAGTCATTACTTTCTGAACAATTGTTTCAGGAATTAAAATACCTAGATCAGCTGCCACACCTGCTTCTGCACTACGTTGTCTTAAAATTTCTGACTGTTTTCCTTTTTGAACGAATTCCATGAATGCACTACGATACTCCATATCGTCTTCCATTCCTTTTTTACGTTCTGATAAGTTTGTAGGCATTGATGGATGTGCTTTGCTACGAGCTTGTTCCTGTTGTGTAACAAAAGCACCTTCTTCATCTACAATAGATTTTGCCATAGTATCTAAGAACGCTTGACGTTTTGCAACCTTGCCTTGTAACTCTTTGTCACGTTTTTGCAAGATATCAAATTCCGCCTGTAACATTTCCAAGTCTGTATTAGGATCGTTTTTGTTGACCTCATCTTGAATTTCTTTAAATCTTTTTTGAATCTGTTCGTGATTCATTGCATTGAATGCTGCTAGTTGTTGCTCTGTAAACATTAATTAATAGCCTCCTTAATCTGCAACAACAAACTCAGTCTTTCTCGTTTTTTTTCATTTTCTTTTTTAACCCGGTCTTCATCCATTAAAGACTTTGCCCTTGCTTCAATGGATGTTTGATCATTTGCAGGAATCGACACTGCCGAAACATCATAAATTTTTGATACTTTACGTGTTGTCCACATCTTTTTAGATCTATCATATGATTCCTCATCCACCATGTATCGCCATGACATCTGAGTAACCATTCCTGCCTGAATACTGTCGTACAAACGTTTTGCAGCTTCTGTTCTTCCCAAGTCTGCTGCAACAAACAATCCATGTTCATCTACTTCAACAATCAATGAACCATTGCTTGTACGTGCATATACCATTCCTCCATGATCAAATTGGAAGATGATATCACTCATATCAGCGTTGTCCAAACTTGAACGCTCAATCAACTCATATACATCATTACCTTCGTAATCTCGATAAAGAACATAAGGTTCAAATGTTGTAGCATATCCTTCAACATAATATTGAGTATCAATCCGTTTATTTTCCGTCACCGGGTTCATTTGGAACGGGATCGAGCGCATTTGGATTTTGCTGTGGTTCGGTTTCCCCATTGTAACTAATTCCTCCTTGATTTGATTTAGTTACCTGGATGTATTCACCTCGAATAAAACGTTTCTTACCTTCATCATCTGGTAAAGGCGCTTTGTTCATAATATTTAATGCCCCGTTCGTATCAATCATTCCTCTATCGAACATTTGAGTCGCAACATTTAATTTTGTTTGTGTCGAATCATACTGTAAACGATCACTTGTAAGAATGATTTCACTACCATTCATAATCTGATTTACGGAATATAACATTCCACTCAATACTTCTCCAACTTCAATAAAAAATGGTTCGATAATTGATTCATAAAATGCATTCCATTCATCAGGTTTATATTTATTTTGTAAAATAGCTTCACTAATTCCAAAATAGCTATATACACTATTTTCAATTGCTTGCTTTTGCTTGGCATCCACTAATAGTGGTTTACTTTCAATCGGTTTTACTTCATCAAAGCGATTATCAACAAGGAATACACCCGTTTCATTTTTGTTCAGGTTATTTCTTAAGATCATGTTCTGTTGTTCCTTGTAATCCTCGTCATCATCAATCGGTGTTGAAATTCTAGCCAAGAATCGAACAATAGAACTCGACTTGATTGCATTGATTGCTCCCTCTTCCTGAGCAAGCATCAATTTAGCTGTTGTATCAAATGCATCATTAGTATCACCAAAGTAATCATTTTTATACTGCATCTGCCTTAAATGCCCTACTTTGCTATATTCAATCAATTTTGTTTCGCCATAGATGAAATTAAAATAAATATAAACTACACCATTGATTTCTTTTAACTGACACTGACTTGGTACTGCGGGCCATAATCCCTTTACCATTCCATATTCATCTTCAATTGGAATAATGAAAGCATTGTTTTCTGTAAAATAGATAGTTGCCAATCGTTTGTAAAATTGACTAGCTGTCATATAAGGATTTGGCTTTTTCTTAACCAAATAGTTATATATCTTGCTTTTGTAGTCTTTGTTTGTCAGTTCAGGTGAAGCCTTTCCACATGATGTAGCAATTCGATTGATACATGCTCTGCATAGTCCAATCTCATATATTCCACCATCATAGGATGAATACACTGGTGAATATCCACCTAAGCTTGCAAACATTGAATGTAATTGATTTTGTTTAGGTGCTGGCTTATTTAGTCCTAATAGACTTCCTAGCAAGCCAAATCTTTTTCTTCTGCTTTTAGCCACTAATTCACCTTCCTTTTCTTGTTTTCAAGGCGGTATTTAAATGTATCCCACCATTTTTGTCTTACTGTATATGCATCAATAACAGATGCATACCCATCAATATGTTTTCTTGGATCAGTTTTAATCATGCGTACACGATTGTCCTCCGCAACTTTTTTTAATGCCACACTAGACATATGTGCTTGCAACAATCCATTTGTTCCTGTATGAACAAATCCATCTCTTACGTATCCTGTAAATTCATTAATAACCGGTGTAAGGTTAGTACCCTGAATGACATCATCCATCTTGTATCCATATTTCTTCATATCATCCACAAGATACTGAGCCGAATAACGGTCATATCCAACGACCACGCAATAAATCTTGTATTTCTTGCGTAGCATTTCAAACCATTCCGTAACATCTTCATACCGTACAAAGTTTTCCCCACTTGGACTTAAATATCCCAATTGAATAAATCTTGTATATGGTATTTTGTCTCTTTCTTCTAGCTCCTTGATTTTTAACGTTGGAAGCCAAAAATGAGTAAATATGTAGTCCTGCTCTTGAATTCGTATAACAACAGATGCGGCTGTTAAATCGGTTGTTTGTGACAAGTCAATTCCACCAACTGCATATGTATGTGCAAAATCTTCAAATCTAAGTTCTTCACCTTTAACTTTGTTAATATCTTCTGCACTAAATAATGCTTCCGTTGAATTCTGTTTGATATTCGCATATTTTGTTATGAATTCAGCCTTATATGTAGGTGAGCTATGGGCCTTTAAAATTTCATTCTGCAAATATTCATAAGAAACCGATATTCCAAGGTTTGGCATTGCTTTTCTTAATTCAATAGGATCATCCCATTTTTGAATATCATCAATCATATAAAAGAAAGGCAACATTTGTTTTTCATCAGACGTACCAAGTAAAACAGATGTTCCACGAACAAATAATTCATCATATAATCCTTCATCAATATAGTTTGCGGTACTTACAGGAATATAAAGTGGATCTGGTCTTGCACCACCTGCCGACAACATAACGTTGTACATTTTCATACCTGCTTCACCTTCCCAGGCTGCAAACTCATCAAAGATTGTCAAATATGGGTTGAATCCATCTGATTTTTTAGATGCAAAGGCAATTGGCTCCCATCTACAGTTGTTCTGTTTCATGTAGATATCTGTTCTACGTTTTTTCACTCTTTGACTCAACGCTTTAGAGTGTTCCATCATTTGATACAGAACATTGTAAATGATCTGCGCTTGTTTTAACTTTGGCGCTATATTGTATATCTGCATACCTGCTTCATCAGATGTAAATCCAACATCAAGTTCAATACCTGCACAAAGAAATGATTTTCCTTGTTTTCGGCCCATGACCGTAGGTATTTCACGAAACTGCCTTTTTCCATTCTTATCAACAAGTCCGAATATGCACGCAATATAGTATTTTTGCCAAGGCTCAAGCTTCACTTTTGTTGTTTTTCCTTCTACGTGATGACAAAACGTTTCAATAAACGCTATATGCATTTCCGCTTTTTTCTCATCATAGAAGAAATCTCCATTTGCTAAACCTCTTTCAACATATTGAAGATTAAGCTTTATCCACTTACCGACTACATCTTCACCCGATTTAATACGTTCTTTATAAATGTCTAGATATTTCATTTAAATCTGCTCATGAACTCATCCAATTCATCACCTTTTTTTCCGGATACTTCTGTTGTCTTTGAGAGTGAAGTAGGTGACAAGCCAAGTTCTTTGCAGTACTTCATGATCTGATCACGTAATTGAACGGTAATAATGTAGTATGGTGAGCGCGATAAATTCGTTGCACCGCCCTTGTTCGTATATTCAACAACCATCTGTAGTGATTTGTAGCCATTTGCTTTACTAGAATCTCTCCATTGCTTCATTGTTGAATCATATTGGGCCAATGCATCTGCAAGTGAATCAACCGCAACCGAATATTCAGGAGAAAATGTGCCTAAATTCTCTAGTTGTGAATTGATTCTTTTTTTCCATGCTCCTTTTTGCATTCATCATCCTCCCTTCCACATCCTATAAGCATTCCATTTTCATCAAACTCAAAAGATGGTTTACGTTTGGAATGTTCTTCAGCATGACATAAGTCACACAACGCTTCCAAATTGGAATCGCCAAATAGAATGTGTATATCTCTATAGTTGTCCTGGTCAATGTGCACTTTGTGGTGCACACAAGTCGACCTGGTATAGATACCTTTTTTCAAACATCTTTCACAAAGTGGATGTGCCTTTCTATACGCTTTGCTTTTCTTTTCCCAAGCCTTGCTTGAGTAAAATTTTCTAGCATAATTTCTAGCACCTGTTTTTGTTGCTTCTGAACCATAATATTTTTTCATATCGCTACATTCAAAGTTTTGACCATAACTACAGTTAACAGATTTAAAGGACGACAAAAACTAACAGTAAACACTTTGAATGCAGTGATATGAAAAAAGATCCATGTTTCCACAGATCTTTTTTCAACGGGCACTAAAATGAAACAATCCAAGAACTACCTTGTTTGTTCTAGAAGATGTTTTCCAATCTTCACGACTACAGAATATCACGGTTTTTCTTTGTACACTGTACAAAATGAAGAAATTCAGATTTTACCCCCTCTCATGCACTCATGACCCAGTTTTTTTGAACTCCCACGCCGTTCCCCAAAACGCAAAAAACTTTTGAAAGATAGGGGGGCCTATGCTGATCTGATCCATGCCAAGGGCGCTTTCAGGGTTCAAAATTTGAATCAAGCAGCAACCACCACACCGCACCGCAAACGGCTTCAATCATATGACATTCATATATTTATTGTTGTGTTGAAACATTTTTCAACATGCATTGTTGAAAGCATTGTTTCATAGCGTGACCATGACTACATTAATAGAACACGCGCGCACGTTCTTATATATGCAATAAACATTTCATCACTCCAATATATTGGATCATGCGCACCCGTTCCATATGTTTAAGCGTGTTATTTGTCTTCCTGGATCTAGTGCAAGACCGCATAAAAAAGGACGCTTACCACGTCCATACATGTATATATTTTATAGTCTGATAACTATATCTTATAAGACCAAACGCAAACACTAGAGAAAGCCTTATAAATAGGCGCTTGCGTGCACGTTTGCAAAACTAAAAGCTTTTTAAAAAAATGAGGCCCAAAAAAAATAATTAAAATTTTTTATTGACATATAGTCATATATGTTTATAATGTAAGTGTAAGCTAAATAAAAGCTTACACAAAAGACACGGGTCAAACTTAATAAAGTTGACACGGTTAAACTCCGCATATGAAAAGGCGGTGATAGTTATGAAAATTGATTTTGAAATAGCTATCAAGTTAAAGTTAGAAGCTGACACTAAGCAAATAAAAAAAGGTATAAAAAAATGCCTTAAATGCTTAGTGAAAGCATTTAAGACAATCTTTATTTAACCATTTATATTATAAACCGTGTCTTTCACTTTTTCAAGATTAGGAGGTGTAAATATTGTAAGAAAAAAAAGCGGTTCTTTTAATCAAATAGACTATATAAAAGAGTTTAACAAAAAGACATATAAACGCTATATAGTACAGATTAGAAATGAAAGAGTTGATCTTATAAATTGGATTGATCAACATCCAAGTAAAAACGCTTATATTATAGGTCTAATTGAAAAAGACATGAACCAAAATAAATAAAAAAGCGAACCCCTTCCAGGTCGGCAAACTCAAAAGGGATTCACAACAACGGCAAATATACACAAAATTCAGGAGGTTAAGCCCGTCTTGTATATATTGCTTTTCTATTCTACCATAGACGGGTTAAAAAAGAAAATGTTAAAGACTTATTCAAAAGAAGCTATACAAAATATTAAAAACTATGTATGTGATAATGTAGATTTTACTGGTTACGATAAATACGCATATATCGAAAAGTTTGAAGAAGATACAAAACACGGAAGACAAATCGACATGTTCAGCGTATACGCTTACGCAATTTATGATTGTTTCTATGATGAAAAAGTTAAATACGACAAAAGAAACATGAGTATTCAGAATTTATTTATTGAATGGTGTCAAGGACTCCCAAGCGTTCTAGATACTTGTTATTACTACAATAGAAGCGCCGTCGATGATCTTGCTTCAATTCTTGAACAAAACGAACAAGAAAAAAGTAAATTCACTGAGCGCAAAGCTGAAGAAAGATTGACTTATTTAATTTTTAGAGAAATTAGAAAAGTCGTTTCAAAAGGTAAAAAAGTATGTTAACCCGCAAAGATCTTGACAAGATGAGCGCCGTCCAGGTGCTCATACTTGCATTTTTAAAATTGTATTTAGCAGCGTGCACATCTACATTGATTATGGGTATAATATTGGGCCTTTTAAATATCATACTACCATTTATTTATTAATTGCAGGAGGTAAAACCATGGAAATTTTAGAAGTTAAACTCTTGCATAAATACGCAAGAATAAGATCATATATGAATGATCTTATTTCAGGTAATTACATTATTTATGATTTTCTCTATGAATGTTTAGTTGATCATATTGAATCTTTTATTTTTGATCTTGCTTATATAGAAAATGAGAAAGTCATAAATATTTATTATGATCAACTATTAAGCGATTCTAAACAAGTAAGTAACAAACTTTATACACTTGTTATAAATATTTTTGAAGGCAATGAATGGAGGTTTTAAAAATGAATAATAACGAATGTATTGAATATACAAAAAAAAAGTTGGATCAACTAAATGCATCTAGCTGTAAACCTTTTTCGATCAATAAACATTTAAATGGTTTATATGATCTTAGTTATGGTTTGGATGTCGTCGCCTGGATGATGAAACCGCATGAGCTTTATCAAATTGTAAATACATTATTTATTTTAAATATTTTAGGAGGGCTTAAAAATGACAATATGGAAGCGTGAAAGAAATCATTTTAATTATTATGTGACAAATGAAAGAAAGAAACCACACATTTATGTTGAAGCGTTAGGAACTCCAAACGCTTCAACTGAAAAAGTTTTAAAAGATCATGGTTTTAAATTTGATCATAATAAATGTATGTATGCAGCAGCTCAAACAAATGACTTGAGGTTGTTCGTGGCGCATGATCTTGACAAGCTTTTCAACTATGATATTCAAATATATTTCAATACTGAAGCTAAAAAAGAACTTTTCGCGCCTGATATCCAAGAAATAAAAGATATCTGTTATTATTTCAAAATTTATAAATGCTATGTTGATATTTTAAATAAGGATCTTTTTAAGATCTGTAAACCAGGCTCAAAAAGCTTGCTGGCAACTTATAATACTAGCTTTAAAACTATAGATGTTTTTAATAGAAACAAATTACAAGAAAGCTATATATACAACAATGGAAAAGTTGAAAAAATGAGCATTGAAAAAACTGCACCAAAAAAGAATAAGAAAGTAGCACTTACAGAACAACAAAAAATCAATAAAATGTTAGAAGAGTTCCCATTTTAGGAGGTAAAGAAAATGAAAAAAACTGTTAACGACATTAAAAATTTATGTAATTTATTGCAATATATGAGCCGTGAACCCGGCTTATTCAGTAATGGATATATCAGATATATATCAATTGGAAGATATGCGAAATATGTTGATTTGCATTTTATGAACGGATCTATTTACAATTTTGATTCATATACAAAAGCTTTTCTATATGATCAGCTTTTAAGATATGCAAAAAACCATCTAGAAAAATGGGATCAAAAAGAAAAAAGCAAACGCGAAAAAAATCGCTTCAATCACGCAAAAAGAGAAATTGAAAAAATTGAAAAGGACTTGTAAAAGTCCTTTTTTAATGTCTTTTCAATTCTTTTTGAATCAGCTTTTTTTTGATTGGATTCGATGCAAAAAAATTCATGAAAAGTTTAGTTTTAAACTCATATTCTTTTTGATCCATTTCTTTTATATCCAAAACTCTTTTAAATATCACTATCGCAATAAAGTTTGCAAACAAATTTGCATCTTTTTCTATTTCCTGATTCTCATAGTGTTTGCTGCTTGAATCCTTATAACTTTCAAATTCTTTTTTCCATATAGAAACGCTTCTTTCATCTATAGAAAACACTTTTTGATTCTTCTTATATACACATGCATATTGGTATAAATGTCTTATTTCATGTGCAAGATATATATAAACTAAACTACTATCTATGGATGTATTCAGGTTTACACAAATTACATTTTCTTTTGGGTATGATGTGCATATGCTTGTATCTTTTACTTGAAAAAGTTCTTTATTGACTGGTTTATGTTTAAGATCATAAACCTTATCATTTGCTTTAAAGTAAACTTTTGGAATCTTTATATTTAATAGTGTGCATAGAAAACTTATATAATCATTCATGCATTCATTATATCCGAAAAACTTTCTTTTGAAAAACTTATTTATCCAGGATTAGAAAAACTTTTTCAAGTTGTTCTTGAGACGTTGGAAAAAACTTTTTAGATCCTTTTTCATGCTTGCATAGAATCGAACCATCAAAAAACTTTTCCAGCAACTGAGAAAACTTTTCTTTCTTCACATAATAAACATAATTCACGGATACATCTTCATCATCATGCGCATTGTATTCAAAAACTTTTTCAACCAGCTCAGAACAAACAACACAAATCTGTACATTATCATACTTCACAAAAGCCTTCACAAAAACTTCTTTATAACAAAACTTATTTTTGTCCATTTCATCACTCCTAAAAAACTATCTACATATCAATTAATATTCTCATAAACTTTTTATATTCTTCTTCTGAATTTAGATAAAACTTATTGCAGCCATTCATTACGTCTTCAAAGTTAAAGTACTCAATTTCATAATCTAAAAACTTTCTATATAAACTTTTGAATTGCGATTCACAAATATAATGCTCAATTACTAGTATATTATTGTGATCATAATGATACCTTTCAAACTTTTCATCTGCCATATAAACACATACAAAATGATCTCCGTATTGTACAAATAAACTTTGTGTATTATTGATCATAAAAAACTTATTAAGTTCATCACCTATATTTATATGTTTTTCTGTTAAAAACTTTGGTAATTTACATTTCATTTTCTTCCTCTTTTCTATGTCCGATAACTATATATTATCGGACTAACTACAACCCTTTTAAAAGCCTAGTAAATAGGCTACTTTGTAACACTTTTCTAAAATAAAAACTTTATGAATTTTTGAGTCATGCTATAATAGGCTCATGATATCAACTAAGAAACTTCTAAAGTACATAAACAGACATCCAAAATGTAATTCTATTCAAATAGCAAATAAGTTCTTCAAAGGAGACGAAAGAACATTAAAAATAGAGTTAAAGAAAATAAATCAATATTTTCTTTGCGAACCGTATAGAGATCAAAACGGCATACAGCATTTGTACGATTTTGATCTCTCGTTTGAAGGAAAGCAATATCTGAATACCAACTTTTCTGAGTGGTTTAGATTTTGGTTTCCTGTGGGTGTATCTATTCTTGCATTATGTGTATCTATTGTTGCTATTATTTTAGAGTCTCAAAATTAGCGATGACTATATACGCATATCAAAACAATTATCGATATAATCAAACTTACAGTAGAAATCGTTGATGATAAATAAAAGCAGATGCTTTCTCTGTCTGTCTGTAAATGCATTTTTTTTAATATCTTTTTCATTGTAAATAATATCCTCATCTTACTTCACCTGTTTCAATCATCTTTGCCGCTTGTAAAATTCCTGCCTTAACCCACTTAGATTGATCATCATTATCAAAAACTCTTTTTGCGTTCTCTCTTAAACCTTTAACAATAGTATCAATCGAGACTTCTTTGTTTTTCTTTTCAAGAATGTATTCAATAGCATCATCACATTTTCCAACCTTATTTGCAATAACAACAACATAGCCTTCATCTAATGCTTTTTGCAATTCTTCAAAACTTTTCCCATCAAAAATGTATGATCTGATTACTTTCTGCATTGTTCATCCTCACTTATTTATTCAAATCTCCATATAATTAATAACACCTGGTTATTGGAATTAAAGTAGTTATTCTTCCATTGTAGACAGGTATCAACGTAGTGCTGCAATGTGATGATGTATTAGACGATATATTATTTGAACTAAAATAAATAACAAATATGAGCAACACAATTACGGTAATCAGTGAACCAAACATAAGTATCTCAACAATATAATCCACAATCCATTCATATATTCTTTTCAGCACTTCAATCATTTAGTTAAATCTCCCATAACGAGCTTTTTAAGCTCTTTTTTCATTGCGTAATACATCTTCATTCTGCTACAGTACTTTTCTCCTGAAAGCTTCTCAAACGACTCTCCATTGATATAATGACGTTTCATATATAAACGAATATCATCATTTGGAATAAGATCAATAATTGTTTCAACTTCTCTCATCTTTCCTAAGATAAGATTCTTATCATCTTCAAGCACTTTTTCTTTTGAAATAAACTTTACAAGAACATCATTTGTAATGTCCTTATTTTTCTTTGAATCCAACCTTTGTTCAAACGATGGAGATTTTGGATCTGAAAATTCTTTTTTGCGAACCTCCAAATCCTTTAATATTCCATCCAACGATTTAAACTTTCTTTCATAGATCTTGAACATTTCAAGTTTTTTAATCAGTGTATCCACCTGAACATCTACATATTCTTCATAATCCGTTTTACTCATCTTATCTCCTATGCAATCTCTTCAATTTCCTCAATGCTGCATGATGGATGTTTCATATAGAACTTATACATCGCCATACTTTTTGATTCCTCCTGAACTTCCATCACACAAATATTATTGTCTTTGATATATTTAATCCTGTATTTCTTTAACATCCTTTTTTTCCTTTCTAAAATAAATCAAAGGAATTTGGGCATTAAAAATGCTCCATCCATTATTCAATAAATATTCGATATACTCTTTATTACGTTCATTAGCCCACGCTACCTTGTATTCATATTCAGGCTCTTTATTTTTTTTCAAATATTCAGGCACTTTTATTTTGCTTCTATCAATTTTTTTTGGTTGATATCCTTTCATATTAACCATTCCACTTTCTCCAATCTATTTATTTTTCATCATCCTTCAAATATTCAAACTCTTTCAATAGTTGATTTTTTGTTTGTTCAAACTCTGATTCGATTTGCTTTTGTACATCGATCTTAGTTTGTTTGAACCATTTCTTTTTGAACTTAGTAACTTTTTCACGATAACGTTTTTCATCACAATCACATGATTGCCACCATTCTAAATCGTGTAGAACTTCAACTAAATCTTTCATCATGCTATTTAATTGCGAATCAAACATTCTACCTACATATTCTTCTTCAATTCGGTTAAACATATAACAATAACTTCCACCACTCATTATTTAATCTCCTTTTTACGCATGCTCTCAAATCCTTCATAAGAACTGCGATACATACATTTGTATGCTCGCAAGTCCTTTTTCTTTTGTTCCAATTCGTGCATTAACACTTCATTCTGATATTCTAAATTGTTGATTCTTCCAGATACAACAATCGAATACAACATCATTGCTGCAATGCTACCGAAAAAGAGTCCTGCAATAAAATAAATCATCACTCATTCTCTCCGACAAATTCAATCTGTTCTCTGTCTACGCAAAATCTAGCACCATCATTAAACTCAATGTCATATAAATATTCATTTGAGCTAACAATTCCACGTATATTTTGTTTGTGTACTACGTTTCCAATCTTACCTACATAATAACTTTTGTATTTTCTAGTACTGCTAATCAATTCATTTTCGTATTTATCAACTAAATATAATAATCTAGCTTTACGCATTATTTTATTACCTCATAATTATCTAAGATTTCACGAATTGGAATACTTGTACCAATGTCTTTAAAATATCCTTTTTTATACAATTCGAGCAAAGTACCGTAATTTGAAATACACTGCCGCATTCCACTATTTTTATATGCATTTAATAAATCAAATTCAAGCTGGCTCAGTTTATATGTAGGCTTTTTGTATGGTTGTTTAAGCCATTTCATTATTTCATGATTACCAATACAGTGACCGTTTTTATCTTCAAAATCACATTCACTACATGGTATTGCACAGCATTCCACAACTTTCCCTTTTGAAATAGCTAATTCATCAATACACAATTCAATTATTCCATCCTTGTAATGCTCTAAATTAGTCTCTTGCTTTTCTTCAAAATGCTCATTTACTAATCCTTTAAACAAACGTAAATAGCTGTTAAATTTGTTACATTCTTCCGGGAATCTAACTGTACTGTAATATTCTTTTGTAATACATTCTAAAGCATCTATATATTCTTGTTTTGTTTTCATTAAATCCACCCCAATTCATTCATCTGTTGTTGAACCGCTTTTAACTCATTTGCAGTTAAACTTTTTATTGAATTTGCCATTCCACATTCCGTATATGAATAAAAGATTTTATCTTTTAAATTAAATTGAATTATGTAACGCATAATACTTCCTTTTTCATAGGAAATACAATTGCCAAAAGCACGCTTTTTATACCCTAGCTTTTTAAACATTTCTCTAGCAGTCATTCATCTTCACTCCAATCTAATGCTTGTCCACAAGTTGGGCAAAATTTCATATTTGGATGTGCATTGTTAATATCACTCATCTGTCTATTACACGATGGACATCTTCGTGTATGCCTTGTAGCTACCAACTTTTTTGGAGTTGCTCTTTCAACCAATTCTTGTAATGTTTCGCATGAGCTATAATAAAAGTCTTGTAAATATCTCTGAGTGTGATATCCATCACCACTTTCATCTAACACTATATTTCTAATCTTGTTTAAAGCTTCCTTATATTTATTCATAGCCTTGTAACACCTCAATTCCTAACTTTTCATATTCTTCTTTAATTAATTCTTTGTAATCCTCATAACATTCATCAGAACTACAAGCGCCTTTAGCGGAATAATAAGTAGTTTCTTCAATATCTTTGTTTCTCAATAAATCAGAAAATAAATCATCTAAATCTCCACCATAGTTGTATATTTCTTCTGATAAATTATCTTCACAATAAATATTTCCGTTATATTCGTATTTTTTATTCATATTCCTTTACCTCCCTTTTTAAATCTTCAATAGCCTGTTTAACTTGTTTCAAGTCTAAATCTACGTTAGAAACTAAATCTGCCATACGATTGTTAGAATAGCTCTGTAAAGCCGATTCTAGCGTTGTATGGTATGAGATAGGCTTTTGTACGTCTATCACATTTCCATCTTTATCCTTACCCTTCACGAACGTTACAAGGGCGAATGAGCCACCACTAGAAGTGATTGCATAATTGTTTTGTAATCTAATCATTTTCTACAACCTCTCCATTTTCAAAATGATATTTTTTTAAAATATCTTCAAATTTTAGCTTAAATGGACTGTCTGTTAAGACAATGTAATTCTCGTTTAACTCTTGCTCATCAAACAATCCAATAATTTGACCAAAACAATCATCAAACATATACCAGTTTGTAAGAGGCAGCATTGCAAACTGTTCGCCTTCCTGTATGCCTCTCTCTTTCATAAAATCTTTCAGTTTTTTAATTTCGAACATTCTATTACTCATTCCTCTCACTTTTATAACTTCCTGTTAGCAACAATAACAATAAGAACCAATAACTATAATTTGCACACATATAACAAGTGATTCCAATTATTGCTAGGTTGTATAACATACAAACTATTTCTCCCATTAATAATCACCTACATCATCATTTTCAGGCATTGGAATACATCTATTCTCAAACTTCTTATATGCATCCAAATACCATTCCTTTTTATCGCCGTTGTAAGTTAATTCATAATACATTCCATCATGTAGATCAGTACTCATTAAATACTTCCAATTCTGCAACGTCTTACATTTCCATACAATATATGGTGTTTTATCTTCTATTTTAATGGTTATATCTGTCTTATCTAAATGTTCCTCTACGTATTTTTTAACAATTCTTTTTGCAATAATATCCATGTTCATATATCTTAAATCTCCTTTCCTAGTACCCCTTCGCTAATCTTTGATAGTTTATTTTATTTTTGTCTCCGTAGGCTTCATAAACTTGCTCGATTGTGAAGCCTAGGTATTCAGTAATTGCAATTAATACCGGAATAATTGAACTTTCAAAAATAACTAAACGAGTTAATACTTTAGACAGATTACTTTTTTTAGTTCTTAACCGTTTTAACATTCCATTCGATAGTTCTTCCTCGTTTAAATAACTTAATCGTGCTTCTTCTCCGAAATTAAAATGATTCTGATAACTTAACACGAAATGCCAAATATCAACTAATTCGCCTAGCACCTTTCCCATATCTACAGGAGCTTGTGTTTTCTTCCACCAACACCAATTGCCTTTTAGTTCATGTGTTAATTCTCCTGTTTCATCCAAGATAGCCATTCTTAAATTCTCTTCATCAATTTCAGTCAATCCGTATTCTTTCATAATTGCTTCATCTAGCTTTGCTTGCATTTGAAGCATTTCTTTTATTAATTCATATTCTTTACTTGTCATTTATTTCTCCTTTTATAATTCAACATTTTCAATCAATGCTCTTTTTTCGAGGATTGATAAATATAATCCCATGTACTTTTGTTGCTCCCTTAGTAATTCAAGTTGGCAATCATGCTTAGTTACTTCTTTTCCAAGCATTGTTTCTACTTCAATTTTGTTGCAGAAATTCTTCAATTTCTCATATCTGATTTTTACTTGATGATATTCTGCAATGAATCTGTCCTTGTAATCTACAGAGTTCATCAACTCTACTGTTTCTTTTAATTCCATGTTGTTTTTCTCCTTTTTTTCTTTGATTTTTCTAATCTCAATTGATGATGGATAAAGTCTCAAAACTTCTTGCTTAATTTCAAAAGATTCTTGTTTTCTAATCTTATCCATAACTTCTTTTTCTGAATCAGCTTCTACGATTTCTGATAATTTAGCGAATATATTCGCCTTAAATAAATATTTTGCCATGTTTTTACTCCTTTAAAACAAATTGTTTAATAAATCTTCGTGCATATTGTGGATGAATCATACTTCTTTGTGTTTGCACACTGTATTCACCTTTTTTGACCTTAGAAATTACTTTCTTAGGTACAAATTCAATAGGCTCAAAATCTAAGTTGTTTTGTACTTCACAATTAATGAACCAATATTGAGTTGGCTTCTCAAAATAATCTCCGTCCATTCTTCTATTTTTATCAATCATAGAAGGCTTTATGCACCAATAACTTGTTAAGTAATGAGGTTGCGTATATGGATTTTCAATAATCATCTGCAATCCTCTTTTTTCTGCTACAACAACTAACATACTGATTAATTCATATAACTCATGTAGTTCATCATGCAGCTTCATGCTATATTCTAATTTCTTTATATCATCCCAATTTTTCTGTTGCTGGGCTTGTCCTCTAAACCAAAGAGGAACTTTTGCTTCAAACCTTGTACAAGAAAAGAAAGCAATTATTAAATCGTCTTTCTTTATCCTGTCAAATATGGAAGGTTCGTTATGATACCCCCACCGAATCTCTTTGAACAAATCAATAACATAATCAGTTTGATTGAACTCATTTTGAATATCGTAGTCATAAGCATTGATTCCTAGCTTTCTGAACTCATTCTTAAATGTTCCTGATTGTTCAAATAAACAATGTACTTTCATCTTCTTTTACTCCTATTCAAAACAACGTTTCTTGTTCATACTTTTTACCAATGACAAATCTTAAATCATTTTCTGTCATTGCACTATATCTCCACATATCTAACACCTAACAAATTGGTGCTTACTCCTTCTAACATCTTATGAATGTAGCTTCTATCGTAGTGTGTATCTTCTGCACATTCTTTTATTGATGAATAGACTTTATCGCCTATACAAACCTTCTTTTCATTCTGTGCAAAGCTCCAGCTTTTTACTACCTTTAGATTCCTTACGTCCCTTTCCCCTTTAAGAACAACTCTCTCATTGTTTTTTAATTTGCCATAGAACGCTTCATAACACGTTCTGTAGATATATCTTATTTTGTAATTAATCTGAACACTTGGTGCAGAGTGTGTAGGATTCCTAGGCTTCAAGAATTTCTTATTTCCATTTTTAAACACGCTCATGATTTGCAAATCGCTTGTAGCGTAATATCTTGTCCCTCTTTCAGTTTATTCAATCAATCTGTATTCGATTTCAAACTTATCTCCATCAAATGAATTTGATTCATCTTCTATAAGAATGCAACCTTTGTATTCTTTACCTTGCATCACAAACCTTTTAAACTGGCAAAATGTTAATCCTAACTCTCGCATTACATCTGTATCTGTTGTAAACCCCATGCATTCATTTGTACACGGTTCTAACATCATGTAATCCATTAGTCTATTTCACCTGTCGCTAAATATTCTTGCAAATTTCTATAAATGTTTTTTTCGTCTTTTTCAGACGCAACATTACTTGCTACACAACATGCTTTCTTTAAATAATCTAATTCTTCATCCGACATAACATATCCTTTAACAGATACCTTACAAATAAGATTATTCTTATCTTCGGCAACAACTTCAGAATTGTTAACTTCCGTTCTTCTATGTTTTACATGATCTTTTCCAGTTAATAGTCTATGTAACCAAATTGTACAAAGTTGGTAATCAACACCTTTAAAATCAAGATACATTGATCGTAACTCTAATTCTTCAGTAAAATAACATGGATTGTATTTTTTTAACTCACCATCCACGTCAAATGCATCATATGGTTCTAAACCATTTTCTTCCATGAATTTCTCAATCACTTTTGATTCAATCATTCTATTTCCTCCAATTCCAATTCTTCACATATTTTTACGATTATAAATCCTTCTCTTGAACGCTTTTGTATTCCTCTTTTCTGTTTGGAACACATGGATCTAAATCCATTGATTGTTGTTTCTAAAAACGATGCACATTCATCTTCTGTTCCAATACAAACAGGAAGATCATCCTTGTATATTCCGTATATTTTTCGTGCCATATTTACCTTATAAAAATCGAACATCAAACATTGGCTTTTTCACTTTTCCATGACATGTGTCTAAAACTGTTTGATAACTGCAAAATAAATCTTTAGCAGCTTTTCTGCATGATGGCCAAGATCTAACCAATACACCATGCTTAAATAATCCAACATTTTTTCTTTCATACCTTGAACTAGCTAAAGAACCTGTAATGCTTGCACATTTGCTTCTGTCAACAACCTCAATCGCATCTAGCTTAAGCTTCTCTCCATAAACAAGAACATAATCATCTGAATTTAAATCTCTTTTTATAAAAGCTTTCGCATAAAGCCTTGCTGCATTCACTTCTTTTTTGTTTATCTTTACCGTCCATTTTGTTTTATGCTTATAATTCGCCAGTGTTCTCATGCCACCTCTTTTTTTGGTGTATCTCACTGTATAATCTGGAAAAGCATAATATTTTCTGCCACTTTCTGTGGTAAGAATCAAAACCGGCTCATTTGTTAAATATCTCTTATCTTTTGTTTCTTTTTCAATCAAAACACAACCTCTATAAAACGGTGCAAGTACCGAAACATAATTATTAAATGTAGATTGTTTAATTTTTAGGGTTGCCATAACTTCTAAATCTGTTACCTCACCCTTGATATCTAATGGATCATCCGGATTTTGCATCAAATAAACAACACCCTTCGTTCTTACTTTTCTAAGAACTTTATATTTTTTCTTTGCCATCAGTTCAACCTATAATTCTTTCCAGGCTCTTTCTCAATTTCAAAGAAGAAACCATTGCACTTCTCAACGATTCTTCCAACAACTGCTTCACTGATTTCAATCATTTCCTGGCTTGTTCTTTCGCAGGATATAATCGTCTGCATGTTGTTGTTATAGCGATAATCAATCAAATCAAAGATTGCTTTATCATCTAACCGATTGGCAGATGATTTAAACAAATCATCTAGATACAAGATTTGAGCGTGTTTAGCACGTTCTAGAAGCGAATAATCAAAGTTGCTAATAGAATTGCTCAACTCAATGTATCTGACGTACAGAACACGTTTATTTTGTTCTAACAACCAATTACTGATTCCAGAACATAGATGTGTTTTACCACATCCACTCTGTCCTAAAAACATCAACCAATTGCAAGGCATATGTTCTGCAAAATTGTTTTTACAATCGGCAATGTAATTCACCGCCATTTTTTTGATTGCTTCCTGCCAAGGATCTGATGCATTGAAGCTATTTATTCGTTTATTCAACAAATCACCTAGCCCACTGTTCTTTTTGTTTTTCTCAATCCATTCACTGCGATAGCTTGATAGTTTCTCACAGTCATTTCTTTTTGAACAGAACACCTTTGTTGCAGCCACCAAATATTTCCCGTCATAATACGCTGGCTTTTCCCAAATACCACAAGCGCCTGCTGCCATGCATTTGTCACAATTGCTTTGGCAATGTTTGCTTTTAAGATATTTCTTATTTTCTTCATTTTGTTTTTGGATTATTTCACTAACTGACTGCATTACATTTTCATTCCTTTCGTGATCACAAAATTATTTGTTTTTTGTTTAGGTGCTACACTGTTCAGATAAATTTCAAACTTAGATCCAAACAACGTATCTGGTCTTAGATACTTATTCATCTCTGTATCGTTTAACCATTCATGCGCTTTCACATTAATCACAAGCTTAAAGTCTTCCAAGCTAAAACCTTCATTCCATCTAGCCCGAATCTTCTCTCTAGCAATGCGATTACTGTGTTTGTAATGTTTTGAACATTTAGAATTCAAGTAATCAATAATTTCAACATAAGGGATTGTTTCTGATGCTGATAAATCAGTGTCGTCGGAACTTTCTTTTATATTTCTTTTATTAACTGTGTTACTAACTGTGTATATAACTGTCTTAGATTGGTCATTTTTGACCATTGTACATTGGTCATTTTTGGCTATTCTACAATTGCCATTTTCGACCGTTCGATTAGTCACTTTTGACCAATCGATACTTAAAGCACTTTTTAACTTTTGTCCTACTTCTCCAAACGCATACCAAGTTGTATGATTCCATGGATTTTCGTTATAGTTTCCCTTGACTAACAAGCCCAGTTCAACCATTTTATTTAAGATTCTTTTTATCTTTTGAACATTCCAATACGGGAACATTTTATGCAATCCTTCATATGTATTGAACGTCCAATATTTCCCATCCTGGAAGTTGTAATTATTTGCTTCGTTTTTGCTGATCCAAAAACAAAACATATCGAACATGATAGCTATTTCAACTCCATATTCATTTGCAATTTCCGCATCAAAACTATGTTTCATACTATCCTCAAAATAAAGATATTTCCTTTATTCTCTTTCTATTCCTTATATTACTTTTAGGCAGAATCACAAGCTCATAAAGCCTTCCATCCACCTGATAAAAACGATATGCTGCACCCATACAAGAAACATTTTTTCTTTGTACGAGAGCAGCTGTAATTCCATATTCTTCAAACATATAAACTGCATCAGGAACTACCTGTAGAACCTCATATGATGCATTTTGAACCTGGATAACATCACCTGTATTAACATTAGTAGCTTCTTTCATTTGTTTCTCCCGTCTTGTATAATTACCTCGAAAAGAGGTAACTAAAATGTTAAATATTGATCCAAATTATATTCTTGCCCTTATTACTTTTGTAGCACTTATTTCTCCGTCTATTGCAAATTATATAAACTGCAAATACAACACTAAAATACGTAAATTTGAAATACTAGAAGACAGAAATTATCAGTTGTCAATTTTCAAAAGAGATATTTATTTAAATTATCTTGAATGTGCATCTTACATTATTGTTTCTAAAACAATGAATATACAAAGCGAGCAACAATATAAAACATATTTTTTAAAAGCTTTATCTATTTCAGATAATCAAATCACTGAATATTTAATCAGTATTAATGATTTAATTACTGATAAAAAATACCAAGATGCATTTGATTTGCTTCAAGAGCTATCTCCATTAATCCACAATCTAATTGAATTTGATATCTCTTTACACGAGCAAAAGACTGACAAGTAATACAATCACTATTTCATAGATCCAATAAAGAACCACTCCTGGAAAATCCCATACAAAACAATTAACAACCGCTAAAATAAGGGCCATAATAATTATTACCGCCATTGTTGTTGTTGCTGTCATATTACCTACTTTCTTTTAGCATAACTCAATGATTCAAGATTCTGCTTTTTCATTTTCCTTGTTGTACGAACATAGATTCTTGTAGTTTCTAAACTAGAATGGCCCAAAATGTCAGCTAGTTCAGTAATCGCATTTTCACCATTCTGCATCAAATACTGAATGGCAAACAAATGCCTAAATGCATGAGGATGTACTTTACCAAGCTTAATCCCTCTGCATTTACCAGCAATCATTTTTAAGTCTCTAGACAACACACGAGCGTTTACAGGAGTTTTCTTATCAGAAGATGTAAATATATACCCTTCTTCAATTTTGTTGTCCTTGCAGTATTTAAGAAGTTCTCTACGCAAGTCTGAACGTAGAATGATTCCTCTTCCTTTTCCTTTGTTCATAACATACACATTGTCATCCGTTACTGCTTCTACAGTAAAGAACTGTAATTCGCTCAAACGAATTCCCGTATATCCAAACACCTTCATGATCTCGTATAAGTCCATACGATTAATTTCACGGGCTTTTTTCAGTAATCTTTGAAATTCATTAGGTTCTAGAATATCATCCAAAGAATCATCTTTCTGGACTCTTACGTTCTTCAATAAGTTCTTTGAATAATATTTTTTAAGTTTCAGGAAATTAAAATCATCATCCGAATCAATGATTTCGCTATATTTAATAAATTTATTAATGATCACAATATAGTTGTTTACTGTACTGATTTTATAATCATGCAGCAGTTTATCTTTAACACCAACTATATCGCTCTTTTTTATTTCACCATCAGGCAATGAGTTAACAAACAAGATAGTTACATGCTTGTATTTTCGGATGGTATTCTTACTTTTTTCATCCGACGTTTCTTCTTCGATAAACCCGTCAATTTTTGTTTGTAACTCATCCTTAGTCATATTACTTAACTACCTGGATGATTGTTGAAACCAAGATCTTAGTAGATAAAAATACGCATACATTCAATGCAAGTAAAGCAATATTAATGAATGTACATGCGACTACATAATTCTTTGCCTTAGGCTTCAAATTAATGAGATACTTGTCATCTAACTTATTGATCTCATAATTATCGAAATCGGGAATCACCCAATTTTCTTTTTTTTCTTTTTCTTTTGCCATTTTATTTCTCCTTATATAATAGTGATTGGAGGTGAAAAGAAATGTCTGATTTAGCAATTCAAATCCATAAATTTGTCCTAGCAAACAAACGTGGAGAAGAAAAACTATGCAGTTTAGAAGATGTCACAGATGCGTTCCCTACTCATTCTGAAGATCAAGTCAAGAAAGCACTTCACGAATTAGGTGATAACGGCTACATCCGTTCCTTTATGAACGCCGACAACTTCATTTATTACGTATTCAGTGTGATAGAATAAGTATTAGCACTCTTTTGAGTGCTTTTCTTTTTGCCTTACCCTTTCATGAATCGAATATGCTCTATCTTGATGATCTATTCTTTTCACCAAAATCCAATCCTTAGCCAAAATATCTTTTGTTGTAATTCCTGCCATGCGAACAATATATCCTTTAAAAGGAATATAAGCACCATAGCCATAAATAGCATTATCAAACGGCACTAAATAGCCATTTACAGTTGTTAGGAATGAGTTCTTACGTACCATTCCCATTTTTCTTTTCTTTGCCAACTTAGTAGCTTTAACAATATTCATTTTTTTATTTCTCCTTTTAGAAACTGTGATATAATGAATGTGTAGTACATTAAAGGGCTCACTACCCTAGCACTCTTGGCCAAGAGTGCTTTTTATTTGTTCCTTCCAAATGTCATTCAATGCGCTTCTAGTCTCAGGAAAATACTCAACAAACAACGGAGTGGGAACTGCAAGAATCTTTCCAAGCATAGTGTCTCGATATGATCCTTCAAATATTTCACCCTTTTTATTTTTTTGTCTGCGTAGATTATGTAAAATCTTTCTAGCCTGTGTATCCTTTACAGGTAAAACAAGCATCACATCTCTAACAGTCACATATGCTTTCATTTCTTTTTGCTCTCCTTTCCGTTATGTTCATGTGTATAATTGATATGGAGGTATAACACATGAAGTTACTAAATACTTTTAAATCACTACTCGATATCGCCAATAAAATTATTCCTAGTTTTAGAATCATACGTTTTAACTCAAAAGTAATTGATTATGAGTTACAAAATAAGACTACTTTGCTCTATATTCACCTTATAAACGATTCAAACTGTGATATAGAAATAAGAAACATTTCCATTGTCGATAACGATAAAGAATATCCTGTTCTCTTAGAACCTACCCTCATTAAAGTTGAAGGCGGTAAAGCTCAATATTCTTCTGCACTTCCTTTTCAAATGAATCCAAGGACGTCAAATTACGTTTATTTAATATTCCGTAATTATGAAGGAAGGTCTTTAGAGATTGATAATCTTCTCTCTTTGAAATTTCAAATAAATCGTAAGGAGTTAGTGATAAATCAATTCCTACCTCGTAAATCTTATTATCTGCATAATAAGCGGAGGTAATTACATTTCCTTTTTCCATAACATTCTCCATAAAATATAAAAAGCCCTGTGTAAACCTAAATAGTGGAATTTTACACAAGGCCTAAATTTACATTTGTTTTGTACACACATAAATGGTATACTACAGATGGCCTTGTGCCATAGTGATGATGTTCTCAATGTCGCAAACACGGAAGCATCTCACGTATCATTAGGGTTCGTGTCCAGTCGCCAAACTTAAGCACGTTCCCTATAACTATTTAAAATCATCTATGAGCTTTCTGACACATTCAGAACGGCTCATTTTTTCTTTTTCACATATCTCATCTAATTTTTTTAAAGATGATTTTGTTAATCGTATATGAATACGAATATCTTTTGGTTCTCCTATTACAGGTCTGCCCATCTTAGACTTTGCGACTTCATCCATGCCACTCCTTTCCCACGAAACACACTTTTGTGTGTCTCAATGTCGCACACTCACTATAACTTATGTGTGCCTAAATGTCAAACGGATTATGACGAAAATTTCCACTATTCAGTTTTCAAAGAACTATCGGACTCGGGATGTTTATCTGAGTCCGTTTCTGAGTCTTTTCTTTTGCTCTGAGTCAAAATACACGCGATATATCCTTGGTCATATTCTTCGATGTCGTATCCCATCTTTTTTATCTTTTCCAAGGTTTCTTTGACATTTTCATCAGCTGACATCACATCCCTCCTTTCAAGTTAATTACATTAATATTATAGTTAGTTAAAATAACTTTGTAAACAATAATTTGTTATTTTAGTTAACTTCTACATTTTCTTTTGTTATAATACATTTAGCTATAGAAAGCTGGTGACCTCATGGAAGAAACAATTGGGCAACGGATAAATGTTGTCAGAAAGAAATTAAATTTAACACTTGAAAAATTTGGTGAAAAAATCGGAATTTCAAAAGTTTCCGTTAGAGCCATAGAAAAAGGAATAAATAACCCATCAGAACAAACTATAAAATTAATTTGTAGTGTATATAACGTTGACTATGCATGGTTAACTCAAGGTGTTGGAGAAGATATTTTTATTTCCATTCCTGAGTCAAAGATAGATCAAATCATGGAAGATTATGGCTTAACTGAAAAAGAGCGACCACTTGTTCGAGGATATTTGGAAGCACCCGAAGAAGTCAGACAACAAGTTGCCGATTATTTAAATTCAATTGTTGAAAGAGAAATAGCTAGAAGAGAAAAAGAAAAGAGTAACAAGAAATAACTTGTTACTCTTTGTTTTATGATTCTATTGGATTGTTTTAATCTTCTGAATCTTCATTTGATATTTTTGCAGATGGAAACGCTATAACTATTTTGTAATCATCATAAGTTGATGCATCGTCTAAGTCAACGTGGTTTGGACTTATATTAAAATTTTGTTTGTCTTTATAATCTAAATCGCTAATATACTTACCTGTTGAACCAATTAATTTTTTATCTTTATAGAATACACCTATAACTTCTACTTCCGATACCCCTTCAGGATATTCCTCCAGGTCACTACAAATTGATCCAACTAATTCTTTATGTGTTTTACCTTCAGGGTTAGAACCATAATTTTTCACATCATCAATTCGAGTATCTTTTAATTTGAAAAGATCATTTGATTTTTTTCCTTTAGCTAAAGGTTCAGAAAATCCACCTGAGTTTTCAATATCTTCTATTCTAAATTTAACTTTAGCAGGTTTTTCACTCACTGCGGTTACGTACCAAGAAATATATGTATGATTTTTAGCTAATATATAACCAGTATACATTCCTTCTTCTTTAATGCTATATCCATCTTCATCTTGGCAATCAATAAATAACCCTTGGTAATTGTTTGCATCATATGAATTTGGGTTAATCACTTCTACTGAATAATATACATCCCATATACCATCTCCTCTATCTTGAATATCATAGTAAGATTCTCCAATTTCCAACGATTGATTTTTTATAGCATTATCTTTATTTTCTGTTGATGATGTATTGTTGTTTGAACATCCAATTAAACATATAACCATCATTAAAGATAATGCTAATGATAAGTACTTTTTCATAATTCACCTTGCATGCCCTTTCATATTTAATATTAAACGATTTACGATAATTATTCTAGGATTTCATCCTATCTTCTACTTATTTTTTAAAATTTGCGCACTAATACCTATATGTATTAGTGTTATTCATTTTTAGATGATAACAGAAGTCTTTGTGCATGATTATATAGAATTTGCAAATCATCCACATTAAGTTTTTCTACTAGGATAATTAATTTTGTTATCCATAAATCCCTTTTCATAAGATCATCCCTTTCCATTCAGTTTTTATGAACAAAAAGGAAAACGTTTTCCTTATTCTAATATAAGTCTTAAATTTTATATGTCAATGCCTGCTTTGTATTAAATTGTACAAATATAATACTAATATGTACAAGTGGTTATATATTACATTACCAGTCTCGAATTTTTTTCGGGGGTAGAATTTTTAATGAAATTTTGGCTATATTATTAATAACCGATTTTGCTTTGTAAATATTTATTAATATTTTGCATTTTTCATTACTATTTTTAAAATGTGATGTTATTATTCATGTGTACATGATAAATATTTTAGGCTTTTTTCTATTTCCTCAAGAAAAGATTAGCAGAGAATGAAAAACAGATAGTGGTGTTGAGCAGCATACACTATCTGTTTTTCTTTTTGTATTAGCTAAACAAGCCTTTCTCTTTTTCAAGATCACTGAATGGAACTGTCATTATTCCATATTGTTTAAAACCTTGCACGATATCGCTTTTTATTGTTTGAGCATCGTTTAGAATTACAATGCATTTCGCATCGTTTCTAGTCTTTTCTATATCCAACCACGCAAATACTGTAGTAGTCAGACTATCTCTAGTAGGATTGTTGATTGCCTTGCATAAGCGCTCGTTGTGATTTTTATTTCTTTGAAAGCATAGATCAAATTTTTGAGTTAGTCCTGACCTTCCAACAAATGAAACGTTATCCGAAAAATAAATATCATTTTTAATAAAAAAGTTTGTTACATCTTCCAAGAAATATGATGTAGTACGAACTGTATTGGTTAAATACATATCGTCAATTTGAAGCATTGTCATTGCTAATTGATGCACTTTAGATGGTAAATCCTCTTCAGATGATAAAACAGTCATTTCATTATCATCACTTAAGGAAACCCCTGACAACATACAAATTTGTTCAATAGTTTTTCTTCTGCTGGATTTCTTACCAATATTCATGCCTGTATCGATAAGATTATTTATAATATATCCATCATCGGAAACCAAAAACATACCGTTTTCTTTTTTATCATCCACATAGCAAACTATTGAATCTCCTATGTGATCTTCAAAAGGAAGGACTATTTCATGTGCAGTTTCTATTTTTTTTACAGATAAATTGGATTTTAAAAAATTCAAATAATTCTTTGCAAAGTCTTTTAAATTTTCCATAACACCATTCCTCCCTACAAAAACATTTTAACAAAATCTAGGCATTTCCACCACGCTATTTTTGTTTAATTCAATTACTTTAAATTTTCTTAAAAATTCTACACAATAGTTTACCAAGTTAGGATTATTGATATCAAACTTTGTTGCATATTTATCTTGGTATTGTTCGGTAAATATATGTAGATGAGTTCCATAAATAATTTCTCCATCCGGATTTTTATGAGCGTGGTTATCAGGAACTACATCCAATCGCATCAAAGGTAATTTTGCTTCTTTATCTAAGGCAAGATATGTTAGTTTATCAGATTGTCTGTTACCTCTACGCAAAATAATTTTGAATTTATGTTTAAATTCTTCTATAAGATAAGCTTCATATTCATTTCTTTCAGCTGGATTTGGAATTTCAATTTGTTTTTCTTGTAATCTCTTAAGTCCATCTAATAATTTTCTGATTTCTTCTTCTTTCATTTCCTCGTGCACCTCTATATTAATTTTAATATCGACATTATTTATGTCTATTTATAACAACTTATTCATCATATCTACAATACTCTTGTCTTTTGTATCAAACCAGTGTGCATATGTACTATGCAATGTTTCAACTGTATCTCCTAAGCGTTTAGCTATGTCAAAATCTGAAAATCCAGCGCCCGCCATGTTATTAATTAGAAATGATGCGTGTGAATGTCTAAAATCATGAATTCTTATTTTAGGCAATCCATCATCTTTTTCTTTTGCCTTATTGTATGCATCATCAAATCTTCTTTGTACTGTCTGAGGTGATATTGGTTTATAATATCCAAACACAAATTTATCTTTTGTGAAATCATCCCATTTAGAACATTCTAAAAACCATTCTCGAAGCATTTTAGACAATGTATTAGGCATTGTGATAGTTCTATAGCTATTGTTTGTTTTTGGCGGTGTAAGCCATTTATTAGGGTCTTTCTCTTTGTATCTATATGTTTTGTTGATGTCTATCGTTTGCTTTCTAAAATCAATGTCCTTCCATTGTAGAGCCATTGCTTCACCTTTTCGTAATCCCATATAGAATAAAACAGAATAAAAGCATTTCATCATTTGTTCATCTACTTCTTCAATAAACAAATCAAAATCATATTGCTGCCATATTGTCATTTCTTCTTTTCTTTCATTCAATCTAAGATCACGTTTCACATATGTCATTGGATTTGATTGGATGTATTCAGAAGTAACACCAAATTTATATAGCTTATTTAAAAAGAAATATATTCTTGATACATATGCCTTTGAATATTTCTCATCAAATTTGTTGATCAAGTTTTGCATTTTCCTTTTATCTAGAAAATCAATATCTTTCATTTCCTTAGAAAGAACATTGTACAAATATTCATCTGATTTTAGTGTTGATTCTTTTACGTATTTTTTATTATATTCTTTAAAAGCTTTATATAGTCTGTCAAAGTTCATGTCTGATGGAAGCATAAAGAAATCTTTCCTGAATTCAACCTCAGCTTTCTGTGCTTCCCATTTAGAATCAAAACCACGCTTACGATATCTCTTTATACATTTGCCATCTTTATATATTTTTCCAGCAAACATATATTTTCCTGTTTTCTTATCTAGTTCTACTGCCATTTTATGTGCCCTCTTATATGTCCATAATATGCAAAAAAGGGGTATAATTCAATATTTTAATATCAAATTATACCCCAATATACCCCAAAGCAAATAAAAAAGCCTTTAAATAAAGGCTTAAATTTCAATGGAGCAGATGAGGGGAATTGAACCCCCGTATCAGCCTTGGCAAGGCTGTGTTCTACCATTGAACTACATCTGCATGAATGGCGGTCCAGATGGGACTCGAACCCACGATCTCCTCCGTGACAGGGAGGCATGTTAACCACTACACCACTGGACCATAATTTTCTAAAAATAAGATGGCGGAGAAGGAGAGATTTGAACTCTCGCGCCAGTTTCCCGACCTATACCCTTAGCAGGGGCACCTCTTCAGCCACTTGAGTACTTCTCCAAGAATATTTCCAGAATACTTATTTTTTTAGAACAACCTACGTTACCTGTAACGCCCGTTTATAATAACATGGATAAAAACTTATTGCAAGTATTTTTTAAAAAAAGATAAAAAAATTTAGAGGCCAATTTTTGACCTCTAAACTC